CTTTCTCTACTTTTTCCCATTTGCAACCTTCATTTGATAATTCTTTAGGATAATTTCCTATATCAGAACTTAACCATATTTCAAATAGATTATCATCAGAAACCCATGAAGTCATTAGTTTATTTGAACCACTATACCATCTTATTTGATATTTGAAGTTTCTTAATTCTAAATTATTGCTTAACCAGCGTCTACATTTATTTAAATCTTTTATATCATATATAATAATGCGATAAGTTCCGTTGGAAATTGAGATATTGTGATTAAACGAAGGCGAAGTAGCCTTTTTTAAGTTATTATATAACTTTACACTAAAATTGTTTTTTAATGCCAGAAGTTCTAATCCTTTGTTAAACTCATTTGAAAATTTATCAATAATCATGTCAATTCTTTCGTTAATTTGTTATATATTTTTGAAAACATAGCATTTAGTTTTACATGTCTTTCTACGCTGGTAAGTATAGAGTATTTTTTCATAATATAAGTAAAGGCATTGTATAATGAGTTTAAATTATTACCTTCATTCTCTGAAAATGTTGGTCTTTTATATTCATTCATTACATTTACTACATCAGAAGCATTTATTATTTTGTCCTTAGCCATTGATAAAACTATATGAGAAGCTTTCTCATTATGTATTGTAATTTTTTTGTAGTCAATTATATTTTGACCAAGCGTTGAACATTGACTTTCAAAGATTAAAAAAGAAATGTCAATTATTTGTTGTGGATTCAGTTGTTTAGTATGCTTACTTGATAATTTAACGTTACCATTAAATATCAAGTTGCTACATACAAGAATATCTAGCCCCGCAACAATACCAAAGGCTATGCTTTTATCATAGCTATTTTTTACGGCAACTACACGAGTATATTCTTTATTATCCGTAGGCTCAAATTTGATAATACCAAACATTTTATTTCCATCATTGGCAACTCCGTATTCCTCGCTTCTAATTTTATATCCTATCTCCTCTGCTTTTTTGATAACCATATGAACAGCATCAATATGATGCAATGGGTGATAGGTTTTTGTTTTAGGGGGAGACAAATAGCAACTGAGTTGGTCTCTGTCTGTCATTGTAGAATCTCTTTTAGGTACTTTACCCATAACTTTCTCCTTAATTCCTGGATTTGTTATGTGAGCCTTGCGAATCAAGAATCACAATACAAGCCCAGGCAGGCTTGCATGTATATATTTATCTTTGTGTTTTTTTTGGCTCAAACCAATGTCCAGCTTTTCCGCAATGGTTATGTCTTACGGAATAGCAAAAATAATCATTAACTTTCTTTTTACCGGTAACAACATCTATATGATAGTTTTGCGGGTGTACGCATATTTGCTTAGGTAGAAAAAGTAACATTGCACCTATACTAACTTTACAAAACTTGCAATCTTTACAATAATTTTCACTCATTATTTTTTGCCTGATATTTGTTTTTCCATGGCGGTATAAAGGATGTGTCTTGCTTCGTACTCTGTCGCATCTTGTGCCAGCTTCCATTCAGATTTAGAACCTCTAAGAACATTTAAATAACAGAAGTTATCTCCGTAGTTATATTTATGAAACTTTTTTGCTGAAACCTTATAAATGCTACATGTAGCGTATGAAATATCATATTTTTTCCTCCATATGTCTATTAGTTGTTTAAACATTTCTATGTGTAAAAATGTTTTTTCTTTACGCTCGATTGATAGAGTATATTCACCAAGTTTATCTATCTCGACATCATATATGTTGGTACTGTCTGTATCTATTGATTCTTTAATTTTTTTAATAAACCTGTCATTATGAGATTCTTTATCAAACTCTAGTATAAATTCCGTTGAGTATAGATCCTTCATTTTTTTATATCCTTGTTTATTGATAAGTTAAATTAATTAGTGTGGCAGTAGGTTCATCATTTTTGAATTTATTCATTACTGCTTTATGAGCATTTTTGCTATGTGCATAATAAGGAGATTCTTTTCTTATGGTTAATCCATTAATTTGGATTAACGAATAACTGGCAACATACTCTTCTGAATATTTAACCTTTTCATCAATACATAACTTGCCATACTCTCCGCTATTGAATATTTTTTTAGACATTTTTTTTACTTTCACTGGCAAAAAAACCATTTACTTGTGGTAAGAAACTATACGGAATTTGGCTTGAACTATTAATTTTATTCTTTTTTAGAAATACTAAAAAAGTGTTTGAATCACAATTTGCTTCTCGCATATCAGAAAATACTTTTTGTCTTTCTGCCATATTAAGAAGTCTCTTTGAGCTAGGAGTAAAACTGGATACTCTATCGTTCATAGTAGACTCTGCATCATCGTCAGCTTGCGGAACTCCAAATATTGCAGATAAACTATATCGTCTGAGGTACGTAATAGCAGATCCAACAGCTTGCGGAGTATTTTTAATCATTGGTATAGTTGCAATATTACTCATCCATTGCCCTGAGTTGTGCATTATTGTTGTTTCAAGATATAATTGCTCACTTGATCCGCCTATAACAGGAAATTGTGTGTATGATAATCCATTTTCCGCACATGGCTTCCTTATAGCTTCTATTACTGATGAAATATCAGCATATTGGCTTTTAAACTGGGGATTCGTACTATCTTTAATAGCTCCGCATATCAAATGTTGAGCATTATTTAGGGCTGTAGCAATTTCATTTATTGATTCAGATTTACTCATTTTTCTATTCCCTTATAAATTTTTATTAACTAGCAAGAGTCTGCGACCTGATGTTTTATTTGTACAGATTTTATATATTTCTATATATTCTTCTTTTAGCTTTTTTGAGTTTATTCTAGTAGAGTAAGATGTTTTATATGTTGCAAGGGTAACTCCGTTGCAAACTAAAGACTCTTTGTCCGAAAATGCTTCTTTAACTATAAAATCAAGCTCTTCTTTTCGCTTTGTTATAACTGATTCCTGGGATTTTATGTTTTTTAATTCTAGTAAAGCATTAATTATTGTTTCGTCGGCTTGAACAGAAGAATCGGGAGAAGCTACTGGAAACTTATTATTTAAATCTCCAACACTCGACGGTGCAGGTGGAATTTGTGGTATTATATGATCATTCCAAAAATTAACTCCCTCACTGACAAGAAATTCATAATAGTTTTTGTCAAACTCAATCTCTTTAATGAAAAAGTCTTTTGCTCCTGCTAAACATTGAACACCTAAATAACATTTCTTCTTGCCCGATAAACCAAGGTAATATTGTATCTGAGTGTAATAAGTTGCTGGTATTTCTTCGCTTTCTTTTATCTTATGCGAAGCGGTTGTTTTTGCCTCTATTATACAATCACCTATTAGTGCATCTGGACTTCCACCTAAAAAGTCGTATACAGGGTGTTGTAAAAAATATGGCTTTATCAGAGGAAGACCAACTTTGTCTGCTACATTTTGTAACACCATAGGTTCGAGAGCTAAGCCAATTTTCATGTGGCTATTTGATTCTGTTTTTGGATTTAATCCTAATTTATCCTCATATAACTCTAATAAAGTTTTGTACTCATTGACTCCAACAACTGTAGAAATACATGAGCCTCCTAGATAACTTAGCCGTGATTTTCCGTACTCGTTTGCTTGTTCCATTTTAATTTCCTTTTTTTGTTTGATTTATTATTCAGTAATTATACTGAAATGCGAATGAAGCCTGCCGATTTGTGGGCGGTAGGCTATATCGTACTTCAATGTTATGGGGTTAGTAGTTTGTATACTTCCTGGAATAGCTCGGGGAGAATAACTTTGTTTATTTCATCATGTTTTTTTTGGTCTTTTAGCTTTTCCGCCATAGGATTTGACGTTATAAACGAACCTCCATGATGATAAAGTTCTGCTATATCTGACAGAGAATAAAATGTTTTCATTAATTCTGATAATAACCAGCTTTCATTATTATCCACTACTGTGGATTTAAAGTCTTTATTCTCATTAATATGACTACAAGATTTATTGTGGAATTTCCATGCAATTGAATGATTCCAGTGACTATGAGACATTATATCTTTGCTCCGTGAAGGTACATTTGAGGTAAATATTGTAATATATCCAAATCCCCAGTACCAACCACAATCCCATGATGCCTCAGTTAACCATACTTTTTTGCCATCATGGTCTGTTCCCAATAAATAATATTTTTCGCCGTTCCGCTCATCAATCTTTTTTTTACACTTGTTCATTTTTGCCCGCCTAACTTGTACGATAATATTTTGCTTGTTTTCTCGCCAAGCTCACAAAGTTCTTTGAATTTTCTCATACGTCTCGGGTGTAAATCCTTACCTTTAGTACTCACCAATAGTTTTACTTGTGCATCTGAAACACATTCTTCTAATATCGTTAGTTCATCTGTTGTAAATTCTGTATCCATTTTTTTATAGCCCTTTTGCATTTTTTGCGTAGTCGTTAACTCTTTTTATCTTTGCATAGTAACCAGCTTTTTTTATATTTATCATATCTTCTCTGCATATATTGTTACTGTTAATAATCCAGTCAACTTTTAACAAGCTACATCTTCTAACTGCTACATTTATTATTATTTTGAATAGCCGACTATCATTAATTATTAATCTTTTTGAATTATTTATCATTCTAGCTATTAAAACCCTATCTATTGTTTTGAAGCTATAGTCGTATACATGGCAAGTATCTGTATAAAACAAGGCTGATAGTTTGCATAGCCTTATAAAATTTAAACTAGAGCTTCCGCTAAACGCATTTAGCTCATGGTAAAATCGTCCATCCTGTACAAGCTTTTTTAGCGTAATATCTCTGACATTATTTTCTGATAAAATACGTCTTGCCCTGGTAACTGTTATTGGTTTGTCTCCGTATAGCTCATCCCAGATTTTACCTCTGAACCTAGAAGGGCAGTAGTGTTTTGTCTGTGTGTAAGGAATATTTTGTATCAAATCCTGAGTAACATTCTTTTTAAAGCCAGCTGTAGCGTTATTATAATCGCTGAGGTTGATTAGGACATTATGCTTTTTAAGGATAGCTATATGCTTATTGTTTAGTCGGGCTGGTAACTTTATTGCATACTCGTTAATTGGTAGCTCTGCATAGTCAAGGTCCTCTAGTTCAATGTCTCCATACCTTGATATTTTATTTGTTCCGCCTACATGTGTAGGGCTTTTTATTTCGTGTAGTGTCATAACTTTTCTACCTTTTGTTTGCTTGTGTGTGTGTAGCGTGTGTGTAGCGTGTGTGATTAAGAGTTGTATACTCCGATTAGGCAGATAAGCCCGAATAAAAGTGAAGCCGCTCCTATAAATAAATAAGCATTGTCTTTATTCATCTTTTATATTCCTTGTGTTAAAGGTTAACTGTACGTGGCGAGTGGGGTATGCTATATTCGTTAAAAGCCATTGCAAAATATGCGTTGACCTGGCTAGCTATTTTTCATCCCCCTATATATCTCATTGCAAAAAAAGGAACACTCTGTCTATCTATTTTTTAGCCTCCCTACAGAAAATCCCATTGCAAAATATGCGTTGACCTGGCTAGCTTTTTTTTCTCCCCCGACATGGCTATTTACTTATTTGATTATTTTTTTTAAGTTTGAAATAAATATTTTGAAAATAAAATAAATATTTGAAAAATAAAATAAATATTTTGAAAATAAAAATAGATATTGGATTTTAAAACTGGATATAGCATTAATAATTCGGGCTATATCCAGTGTTATTTTCAGGCTGGACTTGTGTTTTACATAAGACCCTCGAGCTCTAGATAACGTCTAATAATACTCAACCTTGCTTTTTTTATTCGGGCTCTGTTTGCCTTGTTTTTTACTTCAAATGATAAATCACTTTTGGCTTGGTTATCCTTCTCGGCTTGCTGTGCTTTCCTAACTTCCTTATCTAGGTCGTAGGCTCCATAGCCTAACTTTTGTTTGGGCTTGTAGAATATCCCTTGCTCCAACATATTTTGCATTGAACTTTGCATCTGTTTTGTCTTTCTTTGTTTGTAGGATTTACCCTTGCTAGGCAAGGGCAAATTTTAAGGCGGGCTAAATAAGCTCGACGTCTCTGTCTGTTATGATTGCCTCGTCTTTGAAATTCAAATACCGAGCGATATTTTTCACTACACTCATGAAGCTATTTGCGTCTCTTTCAATTACAATTTTGGCGTCGGTATTTGATAAGTGACATTTGAAAATGTAGGTATATTTAAAAAAGTCTTCGAGTTCTAACAAGTCATATTTGCCAGCTGGTAATAATGCCAGTTCCTCACAAGCTATAACTTGTTTAGGTATATGTATGCTATCATTTTCTATATGTTTTTTGCGAGTTGCCTCGATCTTGTTGCTACCTGCTAAAAGTTCAAGGCATACGTCCAGAGTAAAGCCTGAATCAGTTAAAGCCTGTAGTACTGGGGAGTACACCTCTCTACCGCTTCGACTACTAATACGTAGACTTTCCAGCCTTGCTATTAGGTTACTGTTTGCTACTCTGCCAAAAGTCACTGGCGTAACTTCTGTCACTTCTGTAACTTCTGTAACTTCTGTAACTTCTGTCACTTCTGTCACTGGCGTAACTTCTGTAACTTCTGTAACTGGCGTAACCGGCGTAACTTCTGTAACTGGCGTAACCGGCGTAACCGGCGTAACTGGCGTCACTGGCGTCACTGGCGCAATCTGTGTTTCGTTGTTTTCCATTGTTCAATCCTTTGTTGTTTATAGGTTGCTGTAGTCCCAGACAAGTGTTGTCTTGACTACAGGCATAACACAAATTGATTTGTGTATGCCCTTTGCTTTTTACTT